AGTTCATGGGCAGAGGCCTCACCACTCTTGACCCGTTTAAGGAATTCTTTAGTGACGAGGTTATGAAGCTCATTGAAGTTCTCTTCAGTAGCTTTTTTAGACATTCTCTCCAGGGAATAAGTTCTTTCTTACTAATCCTACTGCAGCATCATCGATGGTGTTGTCGGTAGACTTAGCATAAGCTTCCAAAAGGTCTACTACCAGCTTTTTAACTGATTTAGAGCTTAGGAAGGTGAAAAGAATGGGCTTAATTAGTAGAATCATTGTTTTTTGGTGTAGTGTTAATTAGTGATACTATAGGTACAACATCGTTGCACATATGTTCGATGCGGGAACCAGGTCGTATGGTGAAACCCATCTTCATAAGTTCGGCGCACTTCAATGCACGAACTAGTTCATAGTCCACGCGCATCTTTTCATTCTGTCTTCTAGCTAGTGTTTTACATTGTTCTGTAATAGACATATCCAAAGGGACCATGAAGTTAATTTGAGCGCCGTAGTTCCAGCCCCTCGAATAACTTTCAGGATCATATGGTTTATTTTCACTAGCTAACCAGAATGGTGAGAAGGTCATGGTAGGACCATTGCAAGCAATAGCTCTACCGTTATACCCTCCCATTTGTTGACGGCTCGGAGCTCCATTATTCTGGAATTGCACTGCTTGGTTGGTCACATTGCCAGTTGCAGTGGACTCGGGGGCCGACGTGTTGTATGTATCCTCATCAGCTCGAGCAGGTAAACCTACTGCGAGAAGACAGACAAGGAGGTAGTGGTAGCGTTTGTTGTTATTGTTCGATCTATGTCGATTGTTTCTAATAGAACTAAACCAGTCGTTGCGTCTGCTGGTCTGTCTACTATCTCCAGTTGAAAGTCTGCCCCAGCTGTAGTTATTGTAAATACTACATCTGAATCGGATATACCGCCAGAACTTGCTGATGTAGCTGTTACGTTGGTACCTGACCAACTCTGTAGCTCTCCGCCATAGACTTTTTGTTCGATCGTTTCTACTACAGTCTGAACTGTAGTGGTGGTGGCATTCATTGAGCCTTGTGTAAAGGCTGGTGTTACTTGATTCGCTCTTGCCACGGAGGGGGATAACAGTGCTAAGAGTAATAGCCATCGTTTCATTCTTCTTTCTTTTTAGTTACCATAGGGCAATTAACTGGGGTGTTATTTTTACCTTTTGAATTACTGGTAGACAAACCAAATGTTGCTAGAGCGCCTGTGAAGACACTCGCGACAAAAGTGATATCGCCACTAGCTCCCTTCTTAATCATCGGGAGTTCCACGTAATTTAAGGTTATGATAAATCCTGCCCAAACCACAACTCCAAGCCTTACAAAGGTTCCTAGGATCTGTATTTGTTCTTCTTTATCATCCATACCGTCTTTCAGTTTATCCAGAAGGTTCTTCTTTTGTGGTGTTTCCATTCAGTTTCTTTTGAATTCTTTTCACAAGCTGCATAAAGATAGGTTTAAAAACCTTCACACATTGTTTAAATAAACTTGTAGCAGTTAAGGTAGCAGCTACAGAAATCATTGCTGTAGTAGCTGCTGTAACCATTATCTCCTCTTGAGGTACAGGTACTGTAATATCAGTAAAGGGTATATTAACCCTCTGTACTTCAGCAGGAGATGGTTCATTATCTTCTTCATCTTCCTCCTCACCAGTTGGACCTCTTAGAGCATAAGCTGGTACCAACATAGGTGTAAAGGATGGTAGATCCGCTACTGGTAAGTCCAAATTAGGACGTGGTAGATCAGGCGGATCAGGTAACATCTGTGCTGGTAGTTTAAAAGAAGGTAAAACAGGTGGGTCCATAGACTTGTTTCATTTAGTCACCGTTTTGTACATGTAATCATAGTTAGTGAAATCAGCTTTACCAAACAATCTTTCAGCAGTCTTATCTACACCAGGGGCATATTTATCCCCCATTGCATCTAAAAATTCTTCTAAATCGTTTGAATGAAGGACTTCACCCTTATTAATTCTCTCTGTCACGCTATTTATATATTTAGATACTTCAACAATGCATATCTGTGGATGCACGCCAAACTGCTGACAGTATTCAATAGAAGAAGATGAAGCTGAACCGCTAGTAGTTAGATTACGATACACCAAATCAAAGCAACGCCTTACATGATGTTTCTTCTCTTCTTTTTCAAACGCTACTTCATCCCAGTCTTCAATATTATTCGCTGCTTTGATGTTGTTATATGCATCAATTAGAGTAGCAATATCTTTAAAAGACCCATTAATTTTAGATTCTAATGTGCTAAGAGATACACGACTTTGACGGTATTCAGCTTGATCTATAGGATCATCACTAGGCTCTAATTCTTCTAATCGCTTCAATAGCTTAGCATAACTAACTTGAGCTTCAGCTAAAGCTAGTTTCCTTTTCTCAGCTTCTGACATAACTTGCCTCATCATACGATACGGAGATTGACCTCCAAGCATGGTAAGTGTCATTAATGATAGAGTAGCCTGACTATTTTGACGATCAAAGGCTTTAGTCTTCTCATCAAGTTCAGGTAAATATCTTTGTACCTTCTCCACAGCAGCGGTATTAATAAGGTTAGTTGGAATCATAAATCCAATAGTTTCTTCCTTAGTAATACCAGTAGTAGTTTGTTTAGTAATTTGTGTCATAATAATTGGGTAGATTTAAAGTCATGAAGGTGCCCCTGATGTAGTTCCTTTATTCCCACTAGAGTTGGCTAAAGTAGCACAGTTACTAGCATTACCTGTAGTACCTATAGTAACTTGTCTGATGTAATTATAGTTTGGACAGTTATTTTGGTTAGCACAACCAGCGTTTCCTCCTGCCATCACTCCTTTGGAGTTATCTGAAGTACCTGATGCAGCATGATAAGCAGCTGTAGCATCACCAAAGTCTGTAGCATTAGCTGGTGTACTAATCGTTATATAATCCAGTACATTACTATAGCTACTGCCAGCTTTGCCATTATTAACTACACATCTATCAGATCCGTTTAAATCACTACACATGGAACCTGTGGAATCTCTACCTTCTGTTAGATTACCAAAATCTGTAGCGTTACCAGGTGTTGCAGCTACAGCATAAGCAATACTATCATTTGTATATCCACCATTATAGCCTCCAGCCATTGTAAATATCTCACCATTACCACCTCCAGCACATTCACCTGAGACTATAGTTGCGTTACCAAAGTCAGTCGCATTACCAGTAGTATCAATAGCAACATAATCCATGGTATCAGACTGTCCAGATGATTTGGAACCGTGTCCCCAGATACCTCTTCCATCACAACCCATGCCACCAGGACTACTCCTACCTTCTGATAAATCTCCGAAGTCGGAAGCGTTTCCTGTAGTAGCTGGTGCTACATAATCTATAACATTCTTTCTTACCGGTGAGTTTGTGTTATATCCACCAGCAAACGCACATCTAGCTACATTAGATACACCCATAGGTCCAGCTCTTCCTTCTGTTAAATCTCCAAAGTCAGAACCATTGGCACAACTACCTATAGCATGGTACTCTATCCAGTTCATGCCTTTATTACCAACATCATCTATATAACCACCTGCGGTTATAGCTCTATCTCCGAAAGCATTAGTAGTGATAGCAAAGGCTGCAGCTCCTCCTAAACCTAACCCTGTAGGCCCACCACCATAGCCGGCTAAACCGGCCATAGGGGCTAATTTGGGATAAATATTTAACATAGTTTAGCTCGTTTTAGAATGATTTGCAATAACTGTATAAGTGTTTGCTGCTGTTTTAATAATTGTATAAGCATGAATATCAACTCCTGAGCTACCACCAGCATCTGGCGCAGAACCTCCAACCCAATTCTCTGTGACAGCGTTGCCATCAATAGTTAATTGAGCTGAGAAACCTGCAGAAGCAGCAGTTGTGATAATCGTTACTGAAGTAACATCACCAACACTCATACTATCGTTTAGAGTAGTACTGTTATTATAACGAAGGTTAGGTAAAGCAGTTGCTGTCTCCTGAGTAGTGAATAGGAAGACATTACCATCAGCTAAGTCTAAGTTTAAGTTAGCACTTAATTTACCGGCTGTTATAGTTACAGCTTCTCTTAAGAAACCTGCTGTATCTAGCCCAGCTAGAGTACCTACTGAGGTTAGAGAACTAGCTAGAACAGTAGAACCAAGCGTTGTAGAAGACAACAAAGCAGCTGTGTTATGCTTAATTGTTTTTCCATTAGCTAGGTCAATATGCTCTGAACTGGTCCAAGAATCTGTAGCATCAACCCAATTCCAAGTCTTATCTCCATCTCCAGAATCGACAGTAATACCAGCACCATTAGCTGCAGCATCATTAGCTGAACCTTTAGCAATCTCGATATTCTTATCTGTAACAGTCATCGTAGAAGTATTGACTGTTGTTGTGGTACCATTAACAGTTAGGTCACCGCTAAGTGTAAGGTTTACACCTGTAGCTGTTCCTGTGAATGCAGGAGCTGCTAGGTAAGCGATTGTACCCGAAGCATCAGGTATCGTGACGGTTCTGTCAGCGGTAGGATCCGTCACAGCTATAGTGGTTTCATGGGCATTCGCTGTAGCCCCTTCCAGGACAAGAGGACTTGCTCCTGTCAATACTGCTCCAGTTAAATCAACATTACCAGTAAAGGTA